TCCTTCGGGATTTCCCTGCGGGGGCGGGGAGCTTAAATATACGCCCCTACTTGACAAAAACTATCAAACCGATTACTTCTATCGCCAAAATTTATTGGGGTATTTATGAGCGTACCACCGGATCAACTAATGCAGATGATGAGAGGCCAGCGCGGTGCTGAACAGCCTTCACCTTTGGACTCAGAAGCCTCTGCAACGGATCAAACACCGCCAATGTCTGCCCCGATGTCCACACCGGAACCCAAAATGGGCAACCGTGAGGGCGCGATGGTTAATTTGGGCTTGGCGATGGACTTGATTGAACAAGCATTGCCTGCTTTGGGCAGCAGAACGCCAGAAGGCATGAAGGTACTGTCAGCATTGCGTACCTTGACCGGCGTGATCGGCGGCAAAAAGGAATCCGTCAACGAATTGAAGCAATCTGAGATTCTTCAGATGCTACAAGCACTTCCGCAAGCGGGTGGCGCTACGCCGGAAGGTAAAGCATTGGCAGCAGCGCCTGCAATTCCTGGGATGCCTATGCCAGGTGCTACCCCTCAACCTATGTAAGGAGAAATCATGGATCTTTTTAAGCCTCGCGGTGCTTCTGCGCCTCGCAAGCCTACCGACAACAACCAGCAGAATGGTCAAATCGTTAATACTCCCCGTTTTTCGGAGTTTGGCGGTCTGAAGAACGCTGGTGCAGCAGGCAGCAAGAACAAGATGCAAGTTCAGAAGCCTGGTGACGGTAAGCGGGTTGTTTAATTTATTAAGGGGATAATCATGTCATTAGAAGACCTAACACCAGAAGCCCGTGACGAACTGGCTTTGCTTGCAAAACAACTGTCCGAGAATCCTGAAACCCGCAAAGACTTTCTGCGTCAAGTGAAGAAGGTCAAGCCGGAGATGCCGATTCCCGAACTGGAAATTGAGGACTACACGCGCCATGCTGTCGAAAAGGCAAATGACCGTGTTGCTCAATTGGAAGCAAGGCTTCGTGAAAAGGATGCGATGGATGAACTCAACAAGCGTCGCAACAAGTTGAAGTCCAAAGGTCTGATTGACAATGATGATGACATTCAGGAAGTGGAGAAAGTCATGCTAGAAAAAGGCATTACTAACCACGAAGCAGCAGCGGAATACTGGCGCTGGATGCAGCAGTCTGCTGCACCTACGCCAACCGGTTATAACCCGTCAGCTATCAACAAGTTCGACCTGTCGAAATACTGGAAGAACCCCGTTGCTGGCGCACGGGATGAAGCAGCAAAAGCACTCAATGAGTTGCGGAAAAACCCGCGACCCATTGGCCTGTAAACAAGGGGATTTTTGACTCGGAGATAAACTATGCCTATTGGTGGCGGTATTCTTCCGGCAACGGGTAGTACGCAATTTACGGAACTGACTTACGTTACCCGTAGAGCGTTTATCCCCAAGCTGGTCGTACAACTCTATAACTCGACACCGCTGATGGCGGCTCTGATTGCTAACTCGCAACAGGCTTCCGGTGGTGTTTCGTCCGTAACTGTTCCCGTCCAGGGTTCTCAGTTCGTAAATGCTCAGTGGTCGGATTACAGCGGCTCGTTCGCTCAACCATCCGTTCAGCAGGGTGCTTACAACGCTGACTTCAACCTGAAGCTGATGATTGCTCCAGTTCCGTTCCTTGGAATGGAAGGTGCAGTTCAGCAGGATGCAGCTATCATCCCTCTGATCGAAGCGCGTATGAACGACGCGACCAACGTCATGATGGACGCGATGGCAACGGCTCTGTATAACAACACGACTAACAACCAGCAGTTCATCGGTCTTCCAGCCGCCGTGTCTTCATCTGGCACTTACGGCAACATCGACCGTTCGACCTATACCTGGTGGCAGTCAAAGCAGTACGCCGCTGGTTCGGTTAACCCAACCCGTCAAAACATTCTCCAGTACATTTCCGGTACTGTGAAGAATGGCGCTGAAGTGCCTAGCTTTGGTGTTTGCGGTTTTGGTACTTGGACTCTGCTGGCTCAAGACTTTGTTGGTCAAGAGCAGTACATGATTACCCCAGGCAACGGTTTTGACGGTGATGCTAATGGTCCTCAAGCCGCATTCCGTGCGTTGATGGTTGCTGGTGTACCCATCTATCCTGATCCCTACTGCCCCGAAGGTACTGTGTACTTCCTGAACAGCAACTACCTCTCGCTCTACATTCATGAGCAAGGTTCGTTTGTGTTCACGGGCTTTGAATCGACTCTCCCGAACTGGCAGATTGGCTATGTTGGCGCAGTGCTGACAATCGCTGAACTGGTTAATACCAAGCCGAAGTCGATGACCAAGGTGACGGGCTACAACTCTCTCACACTGTAAGGAGAAATAGTCATGGCACTTGGTTTAAATAAAATCCTAGTAGCGGGTGCAGCAACCAATGCGGCATCAGCTTATTTCACGGCTTATGCCGCCGGTACTGCAACAGTTGTTCCTCCTGCTGGCACTTACTACATTGCACCGACTGCTAACGTCACCATTGAACTTAACACCAATACAACTGGCAACATCAGCAATGCTTCTTGGAGCGTTGTAGTTGCCAACAATACTGGTGGTTTGTTTATTGCTGACGGTACTAACGTCCGTGCTAATGTACTGGCAGGTACGCCGACGATTACTCTGTTCACCGTCAATGGTGGTCAGAACGTCAGCGGCACTTACAACACCTAAGGAGCCAACATGAATGCAAACCATGTAGGCTCACTTTATCCTGACAGCTTTGGCAGCTTTGGCCTTGCTCATGCGACCTCAGTTTCTTTGGGTTCGACCGGCAATGCAGTTGTCCAGTTGCCAGTGGTAGGTGGCAGCACATACATTGTTCGCAGGATTACGGTTGCTAACGCAAGCGGCAATATTGCAACGGGGAACATTACCATCCTGACTTCTAACGATGGTAATGCTTCCAACGCTGTTAGTAATGCCGTTACCCTGTCTTCCGTTACTAGCAGCAGCACGTTCCAAGATCTTGGTCTTGCAACGGCTGCGGCTACGACGGTTTACTCGGATGGCTCACTGTATGTAAAAGTGGGTACTGCGGTATCGAGCGCAACTTGCGACATTACTGTTTATGGTGACATCGTAACGCTATGACAACTGTATATGTGACCAATCGGGGTGAGAAGCCTCTGATCGACGAATACGCTTACAACACCTACAAGTTCCCCGTAAATGAACCTGTAGAAGTGGACGTTGCCGTTGCGCGTCACTTATTCGGTTATGAGCAGGAAGATAAAGTTCCTGCGATGGTGCGTATTGGGTTGTGCATATCGACCAACGACATTGAGGATGCCCTCAAAAAGTTGGAAAAATTTGAAATAACCCAAGACAAGCCGAAACAAGATCGCTTTTTATCCCCTGGCGATGACTCAGTAACCCCCCTTGTGCCTAAAGCACAGCGGGGGAGAACAGTCGAAAAAGCCGCTTAAATATGGATATTAAATGGCAACTCTCAATTCGTATATCACGGAGGTCAGAAGGCTTCTGCACGATGCGAATGGAAACTTCTATTCTGACTCTGAGTTAACTGACTACATTAACTCAGGGCGAGAGCGTGTTGCCAGAGATACGGGTTGCCTCAGAAAACTTCAGGTTTCTCAAACGCCGATAGCACCAGTAGGCTATACCGGCACTCCTGTTGCTTGGGCTGCTAATACCGCAGTTAGTCTGAACGACCTTATTTTCTCTAACATTTTTACCTATGTGGTGACTACGGCTGGAACCACAGGTGATGATCCTCCGCAGTATCCGTTAGCGGGTAGCTTGTTCCCTCCGACTGCCCCATTTACTAATGGAACCGCAGAATTTCAGTATGTTGGTATTTGCGAGATTATTCCGTTTGCCAGCTTGCCGGACAGCATACAAACGCTCGACATTCTGAACATTAACATCTTCTGGGGAAACAGCCGTTATCCGCTGTCTTACCTGCCCTGGACACAGTTTAATGCTCAGTTGCGTTATTGGCAGAATTACATTGGTCGGCCTATTGCGTTTTCTGTGTTTGGTCAAAACCAAATTTACATTTCTCCCGTGCCTGACCAATCTTATGTAATGGAGCTAGACACCACTGTTTTGCCTTTGCCGCTGGTTAATGGTGGCGAGGTAGATACCATTATTGACCCATATACAACGCCTGTAGCGTATTACGCTGCTTATACAGCGAAATTTAAAGAGCAGTCTTATGGCGAATCTGAGATTTACTATCAGCAATACGTCAACAAAGTGCGCTCTGTTCTCAACACGACATTTACACGGCGTTTACCCGATCCTTATAGCAATCCTTTCTAATCATGGCTGCGACAGAGCAAAAGAAAAGCTACGAAGTAGTCAAAAACTTCAAGGGTGTTAACACCAAGGCTAATCGCACGGCTATTGATAAAGAGGAATTTGCCTGGCTAGAAAATGCCATGCCCGTTGGTTACGCCAATCTCAAGATTGTTCCGACGTATAGCAACATCAGCATTACGTTTGGAAATACTGTTTCTACTATTGCATCTTGCAATTTGAATGTTGTTGATTATGTTTTAACATTTCAAGAAGATGGCAGGGCAGAATCAGTTAGGATCGACACTAATACCAAGGCAAATGTAGCGGTAGCTGGAACATTCTCTAACACTGGCATTAACACAACGCAGTGGAAAGACAACATTGTTCTTATTAGCGACCCTAACAATGGCATTTATTCTTGGAATGGCACAAACCTAGTTTCTATTGGTTCTGTTGGCTCTATTGCTATTACTAATGGCGGTAGCGGTTACACCAGCACTCCTGCAATTATTATTTCAGCGCCTAATGAAACAGGCGGCATCCAGGCTACGGCTCAAGCGACGATTACTGCTAGTGCGGTATCGGCTATCACGTTAACCGAAGCTGGATCTGGCTATACCTCGCCGCCTACTGTCACAATTACTGGCGGTGGAGGCACAAATGCTACAGCTATTGCCAGTTTGGTGACTTTTAAAAAAGGCACGGTTGCAGTCAACGTGACTAACGGCGGCACGGGTTACACAAACGCAGCTAACACAGTAGTGACCATTTCTGGTGGCGGCGGCACAAATGCAGCAGGTACGGCAATCTTGTCCGGCGGTCAGATTTCTCGCGTCATTATGACTAACCCTGGCACGGGATATACCAATAACGCAAATATCACAGTAACAATCACTGGCGGGGGTGGTTCTAATGCGACAGCTAATGCGGTTATCACCACTGAAACAATATCCGGAATTCAGACGTTCTCAGGTCGCAACTGGGTGGCTCAAGGAAGGACTGTGTATTACTCTGCTGCTGGTAGTTATAGCGACTTTACAACTGTTTCTGCTGGCCTTATTACTCTGACTGACACAACACTGCACAGCAATATTATTCAGTTGTTGTCTGCCAATAACTTTTTGTACATTTTTGGTCAAGATAGCATCAATGTATTTTCTGACGTTAGGGTATCAAATGCTGGCACAACTATATTTACAAATACGAATGTAAGCGCGTCGGTAGGTACTCGTTTACCTTACGCAATTTTCCCGTACTTCCGTTCTGTGTTGTTTATGAATGAGTACGGTGTTTATGCGCTGGTTGGATCTACGACTTCCAAGTTATCAGATCCACTAGACGGTGTGTTTCCAAATATTGATTTTACGACCGCTAAAGTAACAGCAGGTCAGGTGCTAATTAACAACATACTTTGTGCTGCGTTTAATATTAGATATAACGATAGTGGCACTTATAGATATGTGCAAGCGGTATTTTTTGAAAAAAAATGGTTTTTCACAAACCAGGGATCTGATCTTTCTTTAATAGTGTCTGTGCCTACGGGTGGCAAAATTAAGATGTACGGCACAAACGGAACTAATTTTAATTTGTTGTACAACGATTCAACAAACTCAGTGCCAAGCATTATTAAAACAGCGCTTGATCCTATGACTGATCCAATTAGGACAAAACAAGCATTGAAGGTTGGTATCGAGGCGACGATTTTTGGCGGTGGGTCTTTAGATACAACGATAGATAGCGAAACTGGATCTAGCCCAGTTTACAATCTTGGAAATTATACTATTTGGTTAAATAATTTTGGTGATGCTATTCCTTGGACAAATAATTCTAGCGCCACAATTCAATGGTATGGCGGTCAAGGATATGTGTTGTACAAGACTGACGCGCAGCAGTGGGGTAAATATCTTGGTATGACAATAACGTCTAACTCGCCAGCGATGGTTATTAACGGTTTTGAATACGAACACGAATTGAGAGTGAGGTTCTAAATGGCTGTTCCAAATATTTTTGCTAACGTAACAACGTCAATTCCGTTGTCTGAACTTGATAACAACTTTGCTACGCCGATAACGATTGGTAATACGGCAGTCCAGCTTGGTAATACTGTGACTACGTTAAACAACATGACGTTGGCGAATGTCACTATTAGCAGCGGAAACACTACGGTTACGTCTGAGACTATTAGTGGAAATTTGACCTTCACCGGCACAGGCAATCGCATTATTGGCGACTTCAGCAATGGGACGGTGGCTAACCGTGTGATGTTCCAGACGAGTTCTTCTGGAAGCAACTCCGTTATCTCTGCAATTCCTAATGGAGCCGCAACACAAGCTAGTTTCGTCGCGGCAGGTAATTCTAATCCAACAAACGCAAGCATTATTCAAATGCTGGCAAACGGAACCACTGATACAAGATTCGTATCGACATATTTCGGCACCGGCACCTACCTCCCCATGACCTTCTATACCGGAGGCGGCGAGAGGATGCGGATTGATACCAGCGGCAACGTAGGAATTGGTACGAGTTCGCCATCGGCGTTAGTAACTATTGGCGCAGGTACAGCTTCAGCAAATTCAGCACCATTAAAATTTACATCTGGAACAAACTTGACAACGCCGGAGGCTGGTGCAGTTGAGTATGATGGAACAACCCTTACCGCTACTACTAATACAAATTTTAATCGCGGTACGATTCCAATTATCAATTACACATCTGGTATTGGTACATCGGGAGGTGCGGCAACAACTAATTACCCTCTTTTCCCATCAGGCAATGACACGATTACTTTGCCTTCCGGAACTTATTTAGTAAAAGTGGGAATCAGAATTAACGTTAGCGGTTCTACAACTCCCTCTGTTTGCAATTTTAATATTCGTGGTGGTGGCACTGCTGTAGGCTCATTTAGTTGGAGAGGAACAGGCTCTACTCAAGATGCCGGTACTGCAATTTCTTTTGTTGTGGCTGCTACGGCGCTTGGTACTGTTTTTCAAGTAACAAACTCAAGCTCAACAAATCCTCGCCAATATATATTTATGGGTGAAGGAATTTTAAAAGTTACATCACAAGGAACAATAATTCCGTCGTATCAATTCCCTGTCTCACTTGTATTGCCAACTGTAACGCTTGTGGCTGATAACTATATGACTATCCAACAACTTGATACACAAAATGCAGCGGCATTTGGTCCTGCTGGAGCAGGATGGGGCTAATAAAAGCACAAATTATTTTTTGGAGTAAAAATGAATACCACTTGGACAATAGATTCTATAAGGTGCAAAGCCTTTAATAACGGCAATGCTAATGTTGTATCAGAAGTTCATTGGCGTGTATCTTCTGAAGACGGTGGTTTTTCTGTGAGTTCCTATGGTTCCGCAAGTATTCCATTTGAAGGAACTCAATTTACTGCCTATGAAAATCTAACAAAAGATCAAGTATTGAGTTGGTTGTTTTCTCAAATTGACAAAGAAGAAATTGAAAATAACCTTACCTTGAATATCAATTCTTTAAAAAACCCAACTGTAGTAACTAATCCGTTGCCTTGGTTAGAACCTGTGCAGCAACTTGATGAACAGCCTCAAGTGGAGGAAATTCAAAATGGCAGTTAATGCACCATTTACGCCTTCAGGTAATACAGTAACGTTTACTGCGGCTGGCACTGCGCCTACGCCAGTTCAAGCAGTTTCTACGACCCTTGGGGGCAATCAATATCGAGTGTTAAATGCCGGTTCTGTGACAGCATTCTTGGGTATTGGAACGACTGCCGCAGCCGCAACGTCTTCTGCTGTTGCCGTTACCTCATCCCAAGCATCTATACCTTTGCTTCCTGGCACAGATGAGATTTTGACGTTTTTGCCAAATGCGTACTTTACGGGCGTGACTAGCAGCAGCACGGCTGTTATTTACATCACGCCTGGTGATGGCAGCTAATTATGTTAAAAACAGTAAGCTCTTTTAGCAGCAATATTGGTGCTCTTGTTTACAAGGGAACGTGGGATGCCGCGACCAATAATCCTGCGCTTGCTTCTGGCGTTGGCGATAAAGGAGATTACTACTATGTATCTGTTGCTGGCAGCACAAATTTAGATGGAATTACAAATTGGCAGGTAGGTGACTTTGCTGTTTTTAATGGAACTGCCTGGCAAAAAATAGACAACACAGATGCGGTTTTGTCGGTCAACGGGCAAACTGGCGCAGTCGTTTTAACGGCATCAGATGTTGGGGCAACGCCAAACACAACGTATGTGTTGACTAGCGGATTGTTGTCGGGTGGCGGTCAACTTAACGCCAATGTGACGGTTAGCCTTACTTCTGTGCCAGTAGCAAATGTGCCTGGCGCAGTTCCAAATACGGTTAATGTGCTGGCGGGTGGCTTGCTTTCTGGTGGCGGTGCGTTAACAGGAAATGTCACAATTAGCCTCAACAGTGTTCCTGCCGCTAATATTACCGGCCTTGGCACGATAGCAACCCAAGATGCCAATAATGTCACAATCACGGGCGGTAACATCAATTCTGTGGCGCATTCTGGCGGTACGTTTGCCAATGCCAATATTACGTCGGTAGCTGCCACATTTCCGAACAGCTATTTGTCTAATAGCGCAGCAACTCTTGGCAATGCCACAATTACACTTGGATCAACTACAAGTTCTGTAGGTAATTTAACACTTGATAACGCCAACATTACGAGTGTCGCGGCTACTTTCCCAAATAGCTATTTAGCTAATAGCACGGCTACATTGGGAAATGCCACAATCACGTTAGGTGGCACGACTACTAGCGTTGGAAATTTAACATTAACGAATGTCACGGTTTCCAGCGGTAGCGTAACGGCAAATATTAGTTCTAGCGATGTCAATTTCACCGGCACTACGTCTGCAAATGCAACATTTGCAACGTCTAGTTTGCCCCTGATTCCTGAAGGTTACATTACGGTTCAGATAGGTGGCGTAAACAAAAAAATTCCTTATTACGGAGTGTAAATTGGAAGGCCAAATGTTATTTAACATTGTTGTCGGGATAGCAGCGTTTTTTGGTGGCTGGACACTTAACCGCATAACAAAAATGCTTGATCGTATGGATGAAGACATCCGTGATTTGCCGCACGTTTACGCTGACAAAGACACTTACAAGTCCGACATCAATGAGATTAAAGGGATGTTGGGCAAAATATTTGACAAGCTGGACGGTAAGGTAGACAAAGTATGAACATGGACACTCTTAGCATCGTTAAATTTGGAGATAGAGATTCGCTAGGAGAGTTTTTGTTTGAAAACGGGGTACAGCACAGGCTTTTTCAGCAAATATTGATGGACGCAGGGCAATATGTTCCAGTTTATCCAATTATTGATGCCAATGTTGACAACTTAGATGATTGGCTGATGGTTCATCAAGTTGAGCATCAAGCGCTTGCAAATTTATTAGATTTAAATAATCCATTTAATTTGATGGACTCAGATTGGAATAAGGAAGAAGATTTTTACGATTGGATAGCAAATCATTTGTACATCCACGAACAAATTGTTGCTGCTCTTAATATTGCGAGTTAAATATGGTAGCTAAAGCACTAACAGCCTCAGCCGTAATTCCCGCAACCGGAATTAAATCTACTAAGGCAGAAACAAAATTAAGAAATATGGGTTATGACCCATCGTCTTTAACTAGGCAACAATGGGCAGATATTCTTCAATTAGATATTTACAGACCTGGCGGCGGCACAAATTATGTTGATGCTTTTGTTGGTGGTTCTATCGATCAAATAACGGGAGAGGCTTACACAAAACAAGAAACGCAAGAAAGACAAGCAACATACAATGCAGAAAAAGCAAAACAAGAAATTGCTACTTTCGCAAAAGAATATTATGGCGCTTTGTATTCTCCATTTAAACCAGGAGCAACTGAAAAAGGCTATGCTTTAGCAACTGAAGAATATAATAGAAAACTTAATCTTTTACGAGAAAGAGTTACTACTGCTGGCATTTCTGGTGAACGTTTTGCACAGATTTTTAAAGACTCTATGATGTCACAACATACTTCTGATGTTCAGCAGTATGAAAAGATAAACGCGAATAGAGAAGGATTGCTTGGGTTTTTGGACGTTGCTACACCATTTATTACTCAAGCTGTTATGGGTTCTATTACTGGTGGACTTGGTTTAACAATGCAAGTTGCAATCAACTCAACGGCTGCAATTATGCAGGGCGCTGATATTGAAGATGTTATTAAAGCAGGTATTGGAACTGTTGGCGCTAATCAAGCAGCCCAGTATTTAAATGATATTAAAACAATATCTGATGCAGACCCAATAATTAAAAATGCAATTATCAACGCTGGAGCGCAAGGAACATTTTCAGCCGTTACTGGTGGAGACATAGTTAAAAACGTGCTTGCGGGCGCTGCTGGTGGAGCTGTTGCCGGTGCAACATTTAAAGCATCAGATAGTAAAGCTATATCTGCTGCATCTGGTGAATATGCAAAAAATTTAGCTTCTGGTATGTCGCCTCAAGAAGCAATGGCTGCCGCTATTGTTGATTTTGTTGCATCTGATCGTTCTGAAGCAGAACAAAAAATTAAACAAGAAGCAGAGAATATTCAGTCTGTATCGCCAAAATCAGGAAGTCAGTTAGGTGAGCTTTACGCTAATGTTGGGGATATTGTTGTTGCTGCGCCAACTAGCGTTTCTTCCTTGCCTCAATTTAAAACACTTTCTGGAGAAACCGGAGATGCTGTTATTAAGGTAACTGAAAAAGATGCAGTTACCGGCAAAACTATTGTTACCTACCGAAGAAATATTACTAAAACCGATCCATCTGGAAAACAAACGGGATATACGATTGTTTATGATCCAGAAACAAACGGGGTTTCGTATGATTATTCGCTTAAAACCGGAGGAATTTCTCCTGAGATTATTAGTTCCAAAACTAGACCAGGTGCAGAAGGTGTTGGTGCTGGAGGCACAACTTCCGATTCCACAATTTCGTTGACAACCAAGCCTAAAATTCCAAGTACTACAGGCTCAAATATTACATCTAACATTTCCCAACCAGTTTCTAATATTACTATTGGAACTGGTGGCGCTAATGTTATTCCATCGAATGCCGCAACTGGCAATGTAACTATTTCTCCAACTGGAAATGCAACAACAAATGCGTCGGGTAATGTAATTAGCAATGTAGCCGGAACAGGCAATGTGACTATTTCCGCCGGTGCTGGAAATGCTACTGCCAATACTTCTGGAAATGCTACTGCAAATGTTTCCGGAAATGCAACATCAAATACAACTCAGCAAATACTTGATTTAACTGGAATTACCGGCGGTACAGGTACGGGTACGGGTACGGGTACGGGTACGGGCGGGGGAGAGGCCGCAGGTGAGGAGGGTGCGGGAGAAGAAGGAGGTACTTCTTCATCCGAAGATAATTTAATATTATTAGGGTTATTAGGAACTTCCAAAAAACCAACAATCCCCAAGGCTGGATCTACTTCACCTGGATCTACGCAAGCTCTATCTCAGGCTTTGAGAATTGGTGATGCTGGTGAACCTTTGTTTGGTAGCAAATTAGGCAAGCGTAAGAACGTATGGAATGTTGAATCTTTGAGAACTAAAGACGAGGTGGGTGGTTAAAATGGCTAAACAAATTGCAAAACTTCTCAAAACGACTATTAGCGATAGCAGCGATCTTAAAAAGATTGCCAGCGATCTTGCCAAAAAAGGTCGCGGCGGCGATTCCATGCTTGCTCATATTACGCCCAAAGAAGCCGAAATGCTGAAGTCTGCGGGTGGATCTGGAACTATCAACCCTGACACTGGGCTGCTTGAGTTTTATGATTGGAGTGGTTCATCTGATAATTATGATAATTCTTCAGCAAGAACTTATGCTGATACTTCTTCTGAAAGTTATCAGCCGCCGCCTCAAACCTTTGGAACGCCAGATTTTTATGGGGATAATGTTTCGTACAAATACAATTTCCCATCTCCAGCAGAAGATACGACAAGTTTTGGTTTTCAGCCACAACGTCAAACCTTGGAACGCCTGAATACTTTGACGCAAACGCTGCCCCTACAAGGTTGCCTTCTGATTTTTATCCTAGAACGGCTGAATCTGATATAGATGTAAGCGCACTTCGCTCTAGTCTTCATGAACCATCCATATATGGTCTTGATCCATATCAAGGAGGTTATAGAAGTTCACCAGTAGAAACTCCTCCCGAAAAAAGTTATTTTCAAAAAATAAAGGAAGGATTTAGTCAAGATCCATTTTTGCGAAGATTAGGATTGGCGGGTATT